AACGAAGCTAAAGAACCTGAAGTAATTACTCAATTAAGAAAAATCGTAAAAGATTCACAAAACGATTTGATTAAAGATACTAAGAGTGGTAAGAAGGTAAGAGTTGATATGAATTCAGCAAACCTAATGATTCAAGTATATGATGCACTTAAAAAACAATCTAATAAAGATAAGTTTGTTAAGAGTGGTATCGTAATGATGGGGCATACGGCTTACAAACTTATGAAAAAAGAAAATACTTCTGAAGTAATTGAAGAGGCTGAGTATCAAGGTAGAAAAGTAGAACTTAACAAACCAATGCAAGGTGATTCTAAAAAATTCAAAGTATATGTTAAGAACGAAAAAGGAAATGTTGTAGTAGTTCACTTTGGGCAAAAAGGAATGGTAATCAAAAAAGATAATCCAGAAGCTAGAAAATCATTTAGGGCTAGAATGAATTGTGATAATCCTGGACCAAAATGGAAAGCAAACTATTGGTCTTGTAGAAAATGGTAAATAGGTTTATTAAATATATTACCATATTTATAGTATAAGAAGTTTAATCTAAAAAGGCAAATTATGAGTACATTATTAATTATCGTAGGAATTGTAGCAGTTATAGCAGCAACATACGCAGTTTTACTATACACTGGAAAAATCAAAGATAGAGATGGAGATTTTATTCCTGATGTAGTAGAGGATACAGTAGAAGATATCAAAGAAGAAGTAGCAGAAGTAAAATCAGAAGTTAAACGTAGAGTTAAGAGAGTTAAAGAAGAACTTAAAGACGTTAAAGAAGCTGGTAAAAACTTAGCTAAACAATCTAAAGATGTTGTAGAAGCTGCAAAGGGTGGAAACCGAAAAGGTAGAAAACCTGCAAACAAAAAAAGAAAACCAGCTACTAAAAAATAAGAGTAGCAAATGGAAAAGTATATCGGAAATTTTAAGAATCTGATAATCTTAGTATTAATTATAGTAATAATTTTTCTAAGACAATGCAGTGGTACAGGTGGAGTAGATAATACTCCATCCGAGCCTACTATTATCACAAAGGTAGAAACGAAATACGACACCATTACTAAAGAAGTTACAAAATACGTTCCTAAAATAGTTACCAGAATCAAAACTGAGATTGATACCATTAGGTTAACTCAGAAAATTGATACTCTATCTATTTTAGAGGATTACTTCGCAAAATATGTTTATGAGGACTTTCAACAATTAGATTCATTGAATTTAACAATTAAAGATACTATCTCACAGAACAAAATTTTATCAAGAAAAATAATCTACGATTTAATCTACCCAACAACTACTGTAACTGAAACAAAGTATATTAATAAAAACGAATTCTATGTAGGATTTGGTTTGAATGGAACAACTAAGCAATTTAATTATGTTGGTGGTTCTATATTACTTAGAACAAAGAAGAAGCAGGCATTTGGATTGGGTATTGGATTAAATGACCAATTCCAACCAATCATATCTACTCAGTTTCTTTGGAAATTGGGAAAGAAATGAGCAAGAACATAAAAGAACTTATTAGGGAAGAGTACGTTAAATGTGCTAAAGACCCAGTTTACTTCTTTAAGAAGTATTGTTATATACAACACCCAAAGAGAGGTAAGATTCTTTTTGATTTGTATCCTTTCCAAGAAGGTGTAATGGGTGAGTTTAACGACCACCGATACAATGTAATCCTTAAATCACGTCAGTTAGGTATCTCAACATTATCCGCAGGTTATTCTTTATGGATGATGTTATTTCACGAAGATAAAAACATATTGGTAATTGCAACTAAACAAGAGGTAGCTAAAAACTTAGTTACTAAAGTTAGGTATATGCATGAGAATTTACCGAGTTGGTTAAGAGGTGATACCGAAGAAGATAATAAACTATCCTTACGATTACGAAATGGTTCAACAATCAAAGCAACATCAGCTAGTGGTGATGCTGGTCGTTCTGAAGCATTATCAATGTTGATTATAGATGAGGGTGCATTCATTAAAGGTATTGATGAGATATGGGCATCAGCTCAATCTACATTATCAACTGGTGGAAAGGCAATCGTACTATCAACTCCAAATGGTGTTGGTAACTTCTTTCATAAAACTTGGTTAAAGGGTGAGGCTAATGATGGTTGGAATCCAATCAAA